CGTTTGAGCGACTGATCGGGCATGAAGGCGGGCTGAGCCTGGACCCAAACGACCGCGGCAACTGGGCCAGCGGCAAGATTGGCGTTGGCGAGCTGGTGGGCACCAAATTTGGCGTGAGCGCCATGGCCTACCCGCACATGGACATCCGTAACCTGACGCTGGCCGAGGCAAAAGCGATCTACCGGGCCGACTACTGGGGGCGCGCGGACGATCTGCCGGACGCCGTCCGGTTCGACTTTTTCGACGCGGCCGTGAATTCCGGTTACCGCCAGGCGGCGAAGTGGCTGCAGCGCGCAGCCGGCGCAATGGACGACGGCATCATCGGCCCCAAAACAATTCTGGCGGTGCGCATGGCCGACCCGCAGCTGCTTGCCAAGCGCTTCAACGGTCACCGGCTGCGCGCCATGGCCGACATGCCCGCGTGGTCGTCGCAGGGTCGCGGCTGGGCACGCCGCATCGCTGCCAACCTGCTCGGTGCCTGACATGGCCTCCGACGAACTGCCCATGTGCTGCCGTACCTGCGCGCACAAGCAAAGCCAGTACCTGTACCCCGCCTGGACGCACCGCTGCACGCGCGCCAAGCCAATGGTCGAGGGTTGCCGCTGGAAAACCCCACGCACGCACTCGGAGGTGCGCAATGAACGCAAAGATTACTGACCTCGCCCGCTGGAAGGCCGCGCATCAGCGCCCGATCACGGACGCCTGCCGCTGGTCGGAGGCGATCGAGACCGTGACCCGCGCGAACCTGCAGGCATGGATGACGATGACGTTCCTGTGGCCGCGCATCCTGCTGCGCACGACGTTTGGGGTGTGACATGGACTGGAAAGAGGTAGGGCGATCGGTCGCATCGGCGGCGCCCGCGCTCGGCGTTGCGCTTGGCGGCCCTGCGGGCGGAGCGGTGGGCTCGCTGATTGCGGCCGCCTTCGGTGCGGACTCTACGCCTGCGGCTGTTGCGCGCGCTGTGGCTGCAGACCCGAACGCCGCGGTGAAGCTGCGCGAGGTGGAGCTGCGCCACGCCGAAGCGCTGGCCGCACTCGCCGCGCAGCAGTACGAGGCGCAACTGCTGGACGTGCAGCAGGCGCGCGTGGCGCATCGCGAGCACTGGATGCCGTGGGCGCTCACGATCGTTCTGGCGCTGATGGTGGCCGCGATGGGCGTCGGACTCTTCGTGCTCGACACGCCTTCTGAAAACCGCGAGGTGGTCTATCTGCTCGCAGGCCAACTGCTCGGTGCGTTTGCGACGGCGATCGCCTACTGGCTGGGCAGCTCCCGCGGCTCGGCAGAGAAACAACGACAACTGGAGGCCCGCTAAGCCATGCTGATTTCTGACGTCATCACGCTTGCGCGTGACCCCCTGAACGACAAAGTCACCTTTCAAAGGAGAAGCAAATGGCAAGCCTGACTGTTAATGCCTGCATCGACAGGATCGCCGAGCGACTGGACGATCGAGACCATGTGCGCTGGGCGAAAGAAGAGCTCGAAAAGCTCGTATCGGATGGGCAGCGCGAAATCTTCACGTACAAGCCCGAGCTGTTCAATGTGATGGAGGTGGTCACGCTGTCCAAGGGGACGCTGCAAACCCTGCCGGCGGATGGTGTGAGCCTGCTGGACGTGTCGCGCAACATGGGGGCGGACAAGGCGACCCCAGGGCGCGCTGTGCGGGTTGTCAAGCGCGAGATCATGGACCGCGAGAGTCCGGAATGGCACCAGGCGACGCCGTCGTCTACGGTTCGGCACTTCATGTTCGACCCGCGCAATCCGCGTCGCTTCTATGTGTCACCCCCTCAGCCCGCCGTTTTGAACGGATCGGTCGAAGTGCTGTACACAAAAGCCCCGGGCGAGATGATCAGCGACCAGGGAATGGCGGTCGATGAAGCGTGGATTGGCGCCATCGAGAACTTTGCGCTCTCGCGCGCGTACCTCAAGAACACCGAATACACCTTCAACCCGCAGCTGGCGGCGCTGTTCTATCAGGGATTCATCGCCCAAATGACCGGCCGCTCGTCTGCGGAGATGAAGCTCGACCCCAACCTAAAGAACATCTTGCATAACGCTGGGCGCGAGGACGTGAAATGAAATCCGTTGAAGAGTGGCTGCCTTTGGTGCTGTCGGATGCGCCCGGCTGCAGCGACTACACAGCGCTGCAAAAGATCCGCGAGGCCGCGGTCGAGTACTGCGAGACCTCGCACGCGATGGCGACGAAGCAGGCGCCTTATCCGATCGCCGGCAAACGCTACAGTCTGGACGTGGATTCCGGGCTGCACGTCTATCTCGTGCGCACGGTCACCATCGACGGCGCGCCGGTCGAGGACTACACCTTCAACGCCGAGGATCTGGAGCTCACCTTTGGCGAAGCGGTGCACACCGAGGCCGGCCCGATCGAGGTAACGCTCGTGCTCGCCCCCAGCGAGGACGCCACGTCGCTACCCGATGCGCTGTGGTCTGATCACCGCCATGCGATCGCCGCTGGCGCCAAGGCGGTGCTGCAGATGACGCCAGACAGGCCTTACACCAACCCGGCAGCGGCCGAGGTCAATGCGGCGCGCTTCACCCGCAAGGCGCTCGAGGTGCTTCACCATGGCGAGCGCGGGCAGAGCATGCGCCCGGCGCGCACCCGCCCGGCGATCTTCTGAGGGGCGCGCCGATGCTGATCTCGTGGAAGCTCTTTGGCGGCATGGCGCCGCGCATCTCGCCGCGACTGCTGAAGTCGCACCAGGCGCAACAGGCGACGAACACGCGACTCACGAACGGAAAGCTCGTCCCGCTGCGCGCACTGGCAGCCGCTGCAGTCGCGGGGCGCGCTCAGCCGATCAAGGCGATCTACCGCTACGGGCCCGAGACCTGGTTTGCATTCCCGGGCGACGTCGATGTGGTGCGCGGCTCGTTTCCAGACGAGACCGAAAAGCGCACCTACTGGACGGGCGAAGGGGGCTTGCGCATGACCGACTCGGTGCGCGCGATCTCGGGCGGGGGTAACTTCCCGGGCGCGTGGATCAATCCTGGGCTGCCCAAGCCGCAAACGCCCAACGCGGTTGCCGTGGGCGGGGAGGGCGTTGCGGGTTCGCGCGCCTATGTGGTGACGCTGCTCTCCGCGGATCAGACGCGCGAATCGGAGCCCTCTGACCCGCACTTGGTCGAGTACCTGCTCCCGGGCGCCGCCGTGGCGGTGACGATGCAGACCTCGATCACCGGCGCGTTCGATGTGGGCTACAAGCGCATCTACCGCACGGACGCGCTCGGCGTCTTCCGCTTTGTGGCCACCGTCCCGCTTGCGACCGGCACCTATGTCGATGAGCTTGCCGATACCGCGCTTGGCGAAACGCTCCCGAGCGGCGGCGGGCGACCGCGCTGGAGCGCGCCGCGCGACAACCTCACCGGGCTCTTTTCGATGCCTAATGGCTTCATGGTCGCCGGCGCCGGAAACCGGCTGTGCATGTCCGAGCAGTATCAGGAGCACGCCTGGCCGCGCGAGTACGAAAAGGGGCTCGATGCGGACTTCGTGGCAGGCGCCGCATTCGGGCAAATGGCCGTGATCGGCACGACCGGCGCGCCCTACATGCTGACCGCCACCGACCCAGCCTCGGCCACGCTGGAAAAGATCGAGTCGGGCGAAGCGTGCCTATCGGCGCGCTCGATGGTCGATGCGGGTACCGGCGCGGTCTATGCCGGCCCGAGCGGACTGGTAGGCGTGAGCAGTTCGGGCGCGCAGGTGGTGACGCAGCTGATCCTTTCGCCTGAAGAGTGGAATGCGCGCTACTTCCCGGCCACGATCCGCGCCTACCTGTGGCAGGGCTGCTACGTGGGCTTTTACACGCGCACGAACGGCACCAAGGGCGGCTTCGTCTTCAACTTGGCAACGTCTGACCTCTACGACCTCGACTTCTACGCGATCGCCGGCTATCGGGATCCGGTCACCGGCGATCTCTTCCTGGTCAAGGAGGGCAGCAACACCATCTGGCGCTTCGATGGTGGGGCGAGCCTCACCCAAGTCTGGAAGAGCCCGATCACTGAAGCCGCGCAGCCGTGGAACCCGGGTTGTGCTCAGGTGCTGGCCGACGCCTATCCGGTCACCTTCAAGCTGTGGGCCGATGGCGCGCTGAAGGTCACCAAGACCGTGCAGAACAAGGATGGCTTCTGGCTGCCAGCCGGATACAAGGCGCGTGACATTGAAGTGGAGGTGTCGAGCGCGACCACGATCCACGCGGTGAACGTCGCCAGCACGAAAGCCGAACTCGCAGGAGCGTAACGCATGGCCGAGCAAACCAACCTCCCGAGCATCCCGCCGCCGAACGAAAAGAACCTGGTGGCGTTCGCGCGCGCCGTGAAGGAAGCGCTCGAGGTGCGCCTTGGGCGTCGCGGGCAAGGGCTGGATGCGATGGTGACCTTCCGCGACCTCGACAAGGTGCAGATGGTCCAGGGCGACGGGCGCGGCGGGGTGGTCGGCCTGAGGCCGCCCGCGGCGATCGGCACCGTCGGCGGGGGCTACGACCCGGCACTCGACACGACGCCGCCTTCGGCGCCGACTGGCGTGAAGGCCTCGGGCGCAGTGCGCAACATCATCCTCGAGTGGGACGGCCCGCCATCGACCTACCGCAACCACGCCTACGCGGAGATCTGGCGCTCGAGCACGAACAACCTGAACGACGCGGCGCAGATCGGGCAGAGCGGTTCGACGATGTACGTCGACAACGTCGGCGAGGGGCAGGCGCGCTACTACTGGGTGCGCTTCGTGTCACAGGCGAACGTG